CGCATCGCCAGAGACCCGCGCATCGCCACAGACCTGCGCATCGCCAGAGACCTGCGCATTGCCAGAGACCTGCGCATTGCCATAGACCTGCGCATTGCCATAGACCTGCGCATTGCCATAGACCCAAGCATTGCCAGAGACCTGAGAAAGGTTTTTCTCGCTCTCCACATAGCCGCCAACATCGCCAACAGCTACGCCAATAGCGGTGATAGCCACTAATGCGCGGATTCGTTTAACAGTTCGGCCAGGTGCGATGGTGATTTCGTCGCCTGGTACAAATTCATACTTTTTCGTCATTTGCTTTGCTCCTTCCGCTGTTTGCGGCATGGGAGTAATGATACAAGGAATGTGTACCAAGTCAACAAAAAGTGTATTCCAGCAACAAAATATTTACTATCGCAAACCCTAATCTGTAAAAAAACACATTGCTGGTGTTAAAATCAGTTTTGTCAAACGGTGCGACGTGAGACAATCGGAACTAGAGGCCTGTGGCTTCTGCTTTCAGCCGTTAAATCGGCACACGTCGCACCGTGGAAAGCAGGAACCACAGGCCTTTTTTGCTTTTCGGCGTCAGGGCGCGTATTGACCAAGCTAATGGGCCGCACATGGGGCCGCACCCATCTACCGTGAGACAGACGCGCAGCAATGCACCGGGCAACTACCCGCTAACGATCTGTTGGGCTGGCCTGCACTTCGACGCCTAGGGGATATGGGAGCCGTTCCATATAATCGAAGTACCCGTTAGGGTGGTGATACCTCTCCTATTCCCTCAGTGGGGAAGGGGGGCCTTTGGGTGATATATCAATCTTTAGCTGATTTCTTGCGCCTTAGTTCATGGTCTATGCGTTCCCAAATATTCATGACGTTAGTTTGACGGCGTCAATAAACAAATAGTTGACCCGGTACACAAAAAGTGTATGATGGGCACATGTCACAAATTCACCCATTTGATCGCCCAGGTGTACGGGCTGTCATTTCTCAAAGGCTGAAAGTCAGCCAGCAGGTGCTTACCAACTGGAAAAAGCGCGGCGTCCCCGTCGAATTTTGCAATCGCATTTGTGTTGCCACAAAAGGCGCAGTAACCCGGCAAGAGCTTCGCCCTAATGACTTCTGGCTGATCTGGCCTGACCTCAAAGCACCAAAGAAAGCCGCCTAAATGAGCGCCACAGCATTCCAATGCGCCGGCCTTGGCTGCGTCAAAGCCCCCAAATGCGCCTACGCACAAACAGAGAGCAAATACGCGCCTCTCCTTGTTAACCCAAACACATGCGGGCTGTTCAAACCTTTCCTCCCTCCCGTGCCTAGCTTGTCCGCTACTCCTTCGGACGACCAAAAGCAAAGCACGGCTTACCCCTCCGCTAGCAATGGCGGGGGGGTTTTTTCGGAAAAGGTTTGAGTTCGTCATGGAAAAAATTTTGCACTTCGTTGAACTGGTTAGCCAACGGGTGCAGCCATGACATTTAACTATCAGGTGGAAAACATGCAGCAGGAATTACGCCTTTTAGGCCGCTTGGATGGCCCATCAGTAGCGCCGCATCACTTGGTTGATATGTGCGCCACTTACCGCGATGCCGTTCGCATGTGCTGGGAGTATCTGCGCATCAAAGGCATGACACGGCGCGGCTTGTGCGAGGTTGCTGGATTGTGCCCGCAGCATGTCTCTGACTATTTCAACCCTGACAACAACCCAACCCGGCGCGATCTGCCTGCCAATTTTATTGCGGCATTTGAGAGCGCATGCGGGAACACGCTAGTTAGCCAGTGGATAGCTAAGGCTTCGCGCCTGACCATCTTTGAAGAGATGCAGGCAGACAGGTTGGCCGCATGAAATACACAGCACAAAAAGCCCTGGGCTGCGAATTCGCAGACAAGCACAGCGCGATGCGGTTGATGCATCTAACGGCTATTCCGTTGACTGCCCGCACACAACACCAGCACTTATCCGAGTCTGGACAAAAGCATTTCAAACCCAACTAAAGGAGCAAAAGCAATGAACGCCTTTAACTGGCAAGCAGCGCCACGCGCTACAAAGAACGAGCACAAAGCCACTAACAAGCGCGTTGATCTATCCAAGGTCCGCGACTTTCTCGGACTTCGCGCATATGAGCCACAGCCAGGCGCTATCAGCATTGACCCACATCCAGAGGCATCGCGTGCTAAGCAGGAAAAACTGACAAAGGTGGCTGGCTAATGCGAGTTATCCGCTTCATCAAGTACCTGCTGATTCATCGCTCTTGGTCTAGCGCCAAGTGGGTTGATTCATACGACCAACACAAACCTGCACACGGAAAATGACCTACTACAACTACGTATTTTTTATGCCCAAGGTTGCGATCATCAAGATTGGAATTACAGCCAATCCCGATAGAAGACTGCAAGAAATAGGCAGAACTGCTACGAAATTTGGAGAGCAAAAAATTCGCTACATGACAAGCAGAACACTTCCGGGTGTTGCGCGGATTACAGAGACTGAACTACGTAGAAATTGGCGCCACTGGGCGATAGCCGGGCACCTTGAGTGGATAGTTGGCGGACCGCTTGATTTTTCTCGAATTTGTGAAGAGACGGTTGAAGTTCAGAACAAATTTGAGATCGCACTGGGGGTCGCATGATGGTCTATTTGCAACACCCATTAAGCGCCGCTTTCCCCGCAATGAGTACCACCGATTTTCTGGCGCTCAAGGAAAGCGTCAAGACAATTGGCGTACAAAATCCAATCACGTTGTTTGGTGGAATGGTGATTGATGGCTGGCATCGCTATACAGCAGCGCAAGAAGTTGGCGCAGAGTGTCCAGCTGTGCTACTCGTCGACATTGATCCACAAGCATTTGTCGTGGCGCAAAACAAAGCGCGGAGGCACATTTCGCAAGGCCAATTGGCCATGGCTGTAGCTTCTGTTTATGAGTGGTCGCCAATCGGAAAACCTGCTAATTCCGCACCCGGTGCGGAATTACAAAAGACTACTAAGCAGCTTGCGGAAATTGCTGGCGTTGGTACTAGGACTATGGAGCAAGCCAAAAAGGTAATTGCTAAAGCCACCCCAGAAGTCCAGGCAAAAGTCAAGGACGGCAAAGTATCGGTTAAGGCAGCAGTTGCTGAACTAACGCCAAAAGCCGCACCAGTTATTGAGCCCGAAGACGACGGCGCTCCAGATGCCGCCGAAATGGCCGCGCTTGCCATGGCTGAACAGTCAGACCGAGAGGCGATGGAAAAGCTACTTGATGCAGATGACAAGTTGGCCACCGCCTACACGGAAATCAAACGCCTGAATGCTGAGCTCGCGCAGATGCGTATATCCCGCGACGGGTACATGAATAAGTGCAATGAAGCGATCGCACTGGTTAAGAAGCGGGATCGACAAATCTCAGCGATGGAACGCGCGCAACGGGAAGCGGTGGCGTAATGAGCGCCGTCATGTCTCGACTGTTCCAGGATGATGCGCCGAACTATGCGAGCGCGACATTCCCAACACCCAGGCCGTTTCAAGTGACAGCGCATGAAGCACTGCGCCAAGGTTTCAAAGAGGGTCACAAAAATCAGTTGATCATGGCTCCGACAGGTGCGGGTAAATCGTACCTTGGACTTCGCATTGCGCATGAAGCGTTGTTGAAGGGTAAGCGGGCTACGTTTGTTTGCGATCGCACTACGCTGATCAACCAGACCAGCAAGGCCGCTGACGGCTACGGGCTTGCAGCGCATGGGATTGTCCAGGCGAACCACTGGCGCAGAAACACAGACATGCTGCTTCAGATTGCCAGCGCTCAAACACTGGCGAAGCGTGAATACTGGCCTCAGTCTGACGTGATCATCATTGATGAAGCCCATACCCAACTCAAGGTATGGACCGAGTTCATCATGCAGACGAAAGCCGCCTGCATTGGCTTATCTGCGACCCCATTCAGCGCCGGGCTTGGCAAGTTGTTCAGTAACTTGATCAACGCGACAACCATGCACGAATTGACGCAATCCGGCGTGCTGGTGCCGATGCGTGTATTCACATGCAAGCGGGCCAACATGGCTGGCGCCGCTACATCCGGTGGGGAATGGACTGACGCCGCCGCCGAAGCGCGCGGGATGGAAATCATTGGCGATGTCGTCACCGAGTGGATCAAGTTCGGAGAGAACCGCAAGACGATTGTTTTCGGCGCAACGATCAAGCACTGCCAGGAAATGGCTAAACAGTTCCTGGACGCCGGAGTGATGGCCGCGGTCTTCACAAGCGAGACAACTGCACCAGAGCGCGAACTTCTTTTGAAGGAATACAGCAAGCGCGATTCAACACTGAGAGTCTTGATCAGCGTGGAAGCTTTGGCTAAAGGCTTTGATGTGCCTGACGTGGGATGTGTGGTCGATTGCCGCCCGCTTCGCAAGTCACTCTCTACCGCAATTCAGATGTGGGGCCGAGGCCTACGGTCAAGTCCCGAGACTGGAAAGGTCGATTGCTTGTTGCTTGACCACTCCGGGAACATCCAGCGCTTTGCCGAGGACTACAGCACGATATTTTTTGACGGACTGGACGCCTTGGACATGGGTGAAAAGCTGGACAAGAAGATCCGCCGGGACGACGAGGAAAAGGAATTGAAGGGATGCCCTTCATGTGGCTACAAGCCTTTTCACAAGCGCTGCATGTCGTGCGGGTTTGAGAAGCAGGATACCGCCCTGGTTGAAGCTGTGCCAGGGGAAATGCAGGAAGTGATGATTGGCAAAAAGAAGCTTGCCGACGATCACCGCCATTTGTGGGAGCAAGTTTGTACTTACGCTCGCGCCCACAGTTCGCCAGATAAACAACCGGGCCGGGCTTGGCATCTGTACCAAAAGATTACGGGCAAGACCCCACCGGGCAGCTACCGTTTTCACGAAACACCAAACGCCGAAATCACGCGCAACGTGCGCAACATGATTTTGAGCTTGAACATGGCCTACGCCAAAGCGGGGGGCGCATGAGCTTCATTGACTTTGCCTTCGCACATGGCGTTGAAATAGATCCGTCGCGGATCTACCCGAGCGAGAAGATTAAACGCTGCGGCACCACCGACAAACCAAGCGGCACCGCTGGCGCTTACTTTTGGGACGGCGAGCGCGGCTGGGTTTTCAACTGGTCGCAAGAGGCCAAGGTGCAATGGTTCGAGGACAAGAACGCAAAGCCGTGGACCGATGCTGAAAAGGCTGCATGGAAGGCCAAGCGCCAGGCCGGGCAAGTCAATCAGGAGCGCGAGTACCTGAAGGCCGCTGAACGTGCCGCATTGATGTTGCGTGAAGCTGCACCAAGCGAGCACTCCTATTTGACGATCAAGGGATTCAAGGATGCCCAAGGCCTTGTAGCCAAAGATGGCGCATTGCTGATACCTATGCGCAACTTGCTGACTAATGCCTTGCAGGGTATCCAGGTCATTCGCTGGAACGAGCCAGAGCGCAAGTACGAAAAGAAGATGAACCCAGGAATGAAGGCCAAGGGCGCCGTATTCCGCATGGGCGACAAGACTGCACCAGAGACATTCCTGGTCGAAGGCTACGCAACAGGTCTATCTGTGCTTGCCGCGCTGCGCAGCGTGGGTTTGCGGGCTTCTGTACTGGTTTGCTTTAGCGCCGGGAACATGGTCTACATCGCCCCCCAGATCAAGCGTGGGTTTGTCTTTGCTGACAACGATGTATCGGGTACCGGGCAGAAGTCGGCCGAGCAAACAAACATGCCTTGGTGCATGGCTGACGAACCCGGAATGGATGCCAACGACTTGCACATGAAGCATGGACTGATGGCTGTTTGCCAAAAGCTGATGGAGGTCCGGCGAATGCCTATCGCTGCGTAAGCAGCACATGCACTTGAGCGGTGGGACTTTGTTTAACCGCAGCGCTCAAGGAAGACCCCCTACTGTGAGGACAGACAAGGAAGAAGGGGTAAGGGTGGCGAAGCTAGCGCCCGATTGTCGAACGGCTGGCGGGTCTTGTGGCTCCAGGGGAATTGCACAAGTGAAGGATCTAGCAAGGATGGGCTAGGTCCGTCCACCAAAGGAATTAACAGGAAGACAACGGTAGTGGTGACAGTAGATAAGACAGAAGAAGGGTGTTCAGGTTGTGAGTTAGTTGCTACAGATCAGATAGCAACCCTCAGAACCGGAAAAGTGGTTTGCAACACCTGCCCGGCGTGGATGCTGGAGTGCGAAGCGCGGGAATGGTTGCGGCGAATTCGGGCGAAAGGCCCACGGAATCAACAAGAAGGATTTTTGATGATGAAGGACTTGTTTGAATCAATCAAGAAGCGGCGTGGACTTGCTGGCGCTCAGGCGTTGCAGGCTGAAATGCTGGCTATTCGGGGTGGCAAATGACCCTAAAGCTATCAATCCCCCTGCGCACCGGACGCGGACTGAATGACCGCATGCACTTCATGGCGCGCGCTCGCAAAGTCAAAGCCGAGCGCTTGGCTATTGGTCTGGTGCTGAACACGCACAAAGCCCCAGCAGGCCCGGTAACGGTCAACCTTGGCCGGGTATCACCCAGCGCGAAAGGCTTGGACAAGGACAACCTGCAAGGTGCCATGAAGGCCGTCAGAGATCAGGTGGCCGCATGGCTTGGCCGGGATGACGCTGACGCGTCAATCAACTGGACCTACAGCCAGCGCCAGGGCAAGACGGGTGAATGGGCTGTTGAGATTGGAGTGATGGCATGACCCAAGAAAGCCTAAGCCAAACCCTTGCGCAGCGCGGAGAGCGTTACGGCGTATTTGCTGACCACGCACGCTATTCGCAACTCATGAAAGACGCCTTCAAGGCTTACATGGGGCCATCGAAGTATGACGGGCTAAAGCCTGACCAGAAAGAGGCATTGGAAATGATCTTCCACAAGTTGGCGCGCATCGCAAACGGAGATCCGAACTATGCGGATAGTTGGATTGACATTGCTGGCTATGCAAAGTTGGTGGCTGATCGGCTGGAGTCAGCATGAAAACTGAACCACTCTACAAGAAGGTAGGACGAAAGTATGTGCCTGTGTCTGCTAACTGGGCTGAAGACAGCCGGATGGACAGCATGGCGGTGGGCACGTTTCGCCTGACATATGCATATGCGAACGGGGCGCGGCGCTACGAATATGAGGTGACGCCAGCCACTGCCCCAACCGCAGCCGCGATGATGATTGCCAAGCAGGCAATGTGCGAGGCGATTCGTGAGGCGTCAAGGATGCGCCCTCAATTTGCCCACAAATACACAGCAAAGCAACAGGCAGCACTTGCAAGATTCCGAGAGGAAATGGGCGGGATGATGCCGTCTTGGTGGATTGAAGGGTTTGATTACACGGTTGCCGACGCTGCTATCAAGGC